TTGTATCTGCATCAACATCCGCTTTAGTCTTATAGACCTTAGGGTTCTTGTTGAAGATACCTTTCTTCGCAACGAAGAACTTACCATCAGAAGGATCGATACCCGCAAATACTGCTGGTGCACCGTCCCACTTAACAGTCACGTTGACTGGTGAGCCAGACTTACCAGATAGCATATCACGCAAAGCACGTAGATAGTTTATCGACTCTCTAGCACCATCTACACCTGCATTTAGCAAGTTGTCTTCGAGGTGCTCCATATGTGTGTTTTTGTCTTCAGTCAAAAATGATGAAAGGCGTTGCATTCTATGCTCCAAATAATTTCTTTACGTCTTCGGGATTATCGAGGCTATACTTAGACTTGATATTAGTCTTCAATCTGCCTTGACAACGATATCCAGCACCGACAACACGATAGTCTTCGCCTTCAAATTTTCGTGCTTTACTTCCAGATGGTCCTAATCTAAATTCAATATTAACAGATCCTTTGTACTCGGGAATATCTAACTTGAGTGGATTACTTCCTAGATAAAAGAGACCTGCTTTACCAATCTGAATATAATATACGTTCTTTCGGTTATATGCTTTAGCGATTGTTTTTGCTGAGTCGAAAGATTGCACCGCATTCATCTTAGTTAGATAGCCAGCTTTTTGTGCCGCTGACCATGCGTCTTTAGTGACTGAACCGAAAGGTATCGTATATGGTGTTTTTTTGTGGAATGCTACAGGCTCTTGCTTACGAATAAAGTTAACCCAATCTTTTAGTGCTTTGTCTTGTTTCTTTGCCGCTTCTATGAAAAATGGAATAGCGTCATCGTCTACCGCATCGGGCTTGACTAAGGTGTGGGTCTTATTCTGAGTGTCTATTCTAATAGACGTACCGCCCATTTGAGCATTCTTGTCTAGTTTAATTTCGATATTGAATTCTTTACCGTTGTATAATGCTTCAATATCACCTGCGCCTTGATTACTGTATCCTGCACCTGGTTTGCTACCTACATCTAAGCCTTTCACTCCAGCAGACTTCATTGCATCGAAGACTTTCTTTTCGTATGCTAGTCCTTTTGCACCGACTGATTCGGTAATGAAACTTTTAAATCTGACTGTCATTTTTTAACCTTAAATTTAGTATCGTTTGGGTATTCACCAGCTTTAGAATTTCTTAACTCAATTACATAGTCTTCAACAGTGTTACTACATAATATCGTAATCTGCTTAGACTTTGTAGATGGATATCTTATATCATCAATCTTTATATTTTGAGATAACTTATCCAGCTTCTCTTTGCCTAACCAGAAGACCTTCCACCCGGTTCGCATACGCCTTACATAGAAGTAGTTCATGCCCCATGCCCTGTTGAAAATCTTTTCGATCTCTCTTGCGTTGGCTCTAGGTACTGCGAGTTTTGGTCTAACTTTATTTATACTACCACGTTCATCAAACCCCGCTTGAACCTTGTTTAGGTCAACTCCAAACGTTTTCAAGAAGGTTGCTCCTGCAGACTTTGGCTGAAGATTGCCCTCTCTATCAAACAAAGATGCGGCGCCAGAATACGAACTAAAAGTATTACCGTTAATATCTTTCAGTGATATGTACCATTCATTATTCTGATTGTCTGTGAGAATGATATCTCCTATGATAGCTCCTAGCTTATCAATAGGTATACCCTCTTTCTTTGTTGCTCCCGTTCTTTGCTTTGCGCCAATGATCTCAGCGTTTGCAAAAGGAGCATACGATTCGCTCATCATAGTCACAACTTCAGATGTCTCATTGTCTGTACGAGTTTTGAAATAGTTGTCTAATGTCTTGACAGTTCTTACTTCAAACTTCTCGCCAGCATTCGCACCTCTCGCTATGATAATGTCAAACTTTAGACCGTCAAACGTAAAACTGTAACTAGGGAACTTAGAACTATTTGGAGATATGGAATTAAACGTTACACTCTCAAGGCTAGTATCTTTTCGCAACTGCATCTTCAGATGATCTATCAATTCCTTGCTAGTATCATTATCTTTATTGATAAGTTGAAGCCTAAACTCCCGAACAGACTTGTCGTTTGTTCCTGGTTTACCTTTTGGATACAGAGGAGCAACCTGATAATTCTTTATCTTTACGATAGAGTTCAGGTTCTCTCCAATTTTTTCGTATACTTCCATACTCATGTGATAGTAGATTCCTCTTGTTTCTACTATTTATGAGCAAGTCATTTAGCCATTCGAGATATCTCTATAGCTTGCTCTTGGTTTGTGATAGGTACTGCGTTTGACTTATGCATGGTGGCGATTCCGACGATGTAGTTTCCTGTGTAGACTGGAGACTCTTTTCTTCGTCCCGACTCTGGGACTCCATGAACTGGGCTCTTCGTCTGGCTTGGTATCGTATTCTGTTTTGGAATGCTTGTCGTCGGTTCATAAGGTATGAATTTCCTTTTCTTTGGCTTTAATTTACCTGATATATACAAGACGTATTCATCAAGCGTATCGAACTGACATGAATGCATGTGATTGCGCCTCATGTCTTTGTTGTATTGTCTCCACTGAACTTCGACTTTTTTCATGTCAAGTTTTTTGGGCTTACGCTTCTTTGCTTTTGGAGCGTAAACACCTTTAATTATATGCATACTCATCGGTTCATCTCCTTAGAGTATACTTCTTTTACCCACTTAATGGGTATGCCAGACATTCTACTGGCATTTTTTTGAACTCTCATAGCATCGTAGCCACTGAGTCCAGATTCGAGAATTTCCGCTTCTTCTAGTGCGTACTTAACTTCTCGAATGGTTTCTTCTTTTAGTACCATAATAAACATACCTCATCTGATCTACACCCATTCGGGTGTGCTTCGGATACTCACCAGAAAATTCGACCTTAAGTAGATCGTCCTCTCTGATTAGATGTTTATGATTATGCACTATTTTGTTCCAATTGTCAAGCATTTTTTTTGACAATTTTTCGAGGCATCTTTCTGATAATATAGGATCGTCTTCAATGTTTTTTGTGTACTGAGCCATCAGGTATATGGGTACTGACGAACTGATACATCCGTCTACTAATTCCATAGCTTCAATATCTAGAAAGACTCCTTCATCTGGAGTCATGAACATTAATTTCATCCCTTTATTGTTGTAGGTGATGCTATTTATTTTTGTGAAGTTTTCACATAGTTTATAGACGAGATTATAAAATGTATAAATAACAGCATGGGTGCGTGTGAATGTGTAACAACACAAGAGGCAAGTGTGAACGTTTTTAAACAACTCACAGAAGGAATAACTGGGGTAGCATCTCGAATGCAGGTGGGGTTCCTCCCAGTCACGCAAACTATTTAGAGAAGGCAACTTTCGGTTGCCTTTTCTTTTGGGCAACATCCTCAACAAAGAAGTCAGGCGTATACCCATCAAAGCCGCTACCTGCATTCAGTAACGACAGCATTCTATTTGCATCTTCTGCACTTTTAGTGATATAGAGATTTAACCCAGAAGACTTCTCTAGGACATGAAACTCTCTTGAAACCTTCTTCACAAGGTAGAGCATCAATTATTCTCAAGCTTTTTAATTCTTTCTTCCAACTCGGGCCACACATCAAACTCATGGAGTTCTTTACATGGGTGACTATTCTTTTCCAGTTCAATGATTCTAGCTTCTAGTTCATCGATCTTCTTTGAAACGTTTGGATACTTGGTTTTCCAAGCAATGTTCTCCTTGTCAAGAATGTCAATGCCATATCTCTCAGTTGCCCAGTCTGCAATATCGTCAAAGCGATTATAGCACCAGATGCCAGCCCTTGTATCTTTAAACCACTTAGTTGATGCGGCACCCAACAGAGACCCCGCAATACTGCTTACCATCCACAACCACATAATTCTCTCCTAGCTTAAGTATCTATTTACTAATTTATGCAATCTACCACTTTTCATTAATGAATGAAATTTATTCCAATATCTTCTCATAATTCCTTTATTTAAATCCGCCGAAGTTCGGTTTCTTATCTCCGGTTCGCTTTCTGTATGATATAACACTATCATCATTTCCCTGTTTTTGCTCTTCTTTCATGCGACTAGCAAAGTTACCTTTGTCTGCAACGGGCGTATCATCAACTAAGTCTTGTGCTGAATCTTCAGCATCAAATAATTTCATCTTAGATCGATCAATTCCGATTACAAAACGTTTCAGATAGTTTGTGTCACCCCATCTGTTCTTCAATTGTTTTACCATAAGTTGCCCTAAACCCTCTAACTCTTCAGTAGAGATTAGACCAAACATAAAGTCGGCAGTAGCAGGTAGACCAAAAGACTCAGAAGTATCTTCTAAGTTTAAGTCTGAACTACTATAACCAGTACGGGTTGTCTGTGTCGCACTTAAGATTGGCACATTAAACTCTACTGCTAAACCACGTAATTCTTCTGCAATTGCTTTAATCATTGTATAAGAATTGACATTAGCACCTGCCCTCAATCTAGAACTTGTGCATATATTTAGATAATCTATATACACGATATCTGGTTGAAAGTTCTTTTTTAACTTTAATTCGTTCAAAAGATGTCTAAAATGTGCAGAACCAGCACTTGCAGTTGGATACTCTTTGACAATCAGCTTACCAGTAGTCTTACCTTTGACACGACCAACTCGCTTCATATATACATCTTTAGGTATCTCTTGCAAAGCATCAATAGTTGTATTCAGCAAGTTGGCATCAATACGTTCAGCAATCTTTTCTTCTGCCATTTCCATAGTGATGTATAGAACGTTCTTACCATTCATAAGATTTGCAGATGCACAATGGGTCATGAACAAAGTTTTACCGACACCAGTACCAGCAAGAGCAATACTCAAAGACTTACGTGACAAACCACCTTTAGTGATCTTGTTGAACAAGTCTAAATCAAAACCAACTTTATCTTCTTTCGTATGATAGAAGTCAAATCGATCTTCGGGCTGTTCTAGAAAATCATGACCAATGTTTTGGTCAAAAGACACACCGAGTGCCTTAGTCAATAGATCAGGAATAGAACCCTTATCTAAGTTGTCGTGATTACCATCTAACACAAGAATGGATTCACGTACAGCGTTGAAGACTGCCTTGTCTTGGCAGAACTTCTCAGTTTTGTCAACGATCC